CCGTATCAGCTAAATTCGTTATTTGTGTCACTCCAATATACGCCCCTACGGCAGCGCCAATCTTCATGAATGAACTCTTCAAACCGTCTGTAGCTCGTTCGCCATCATTAATGCTGCTGTTAAGCTTTTGCTGCTGTAGATTAGCTTCTTTTATCTCCTGCTCTATAGCATTAAATGAGGTTTCAGCTCTTGCAAGCTCCACTCTCGCTGTTTGTATGCTTTGTGTGTTGATGGCGCTGTTGGAAGCTATTTGCATAGACTCAAAGCTATTTATGACAATATTCATTGCAGTTGTCATGCTACGCAATGCCGGTGACATCCCATCAAACAATCTTATTGACGCTTGTATAGTCGCCATAAATTCACCTTCCTGTAAATAGATAGCGAGATGTCTTTTTCGAGCATCCCGCTATTTTTTCTTTGGCTTCTTTATTTTCTTCTCTTGCTTTTTGTCCTCGTCAATTTTTATCTCGATTGCAGCTACGATAAACGCCCTTTCGTTTATATCAAGCTGCAGAAATTGAGAAGGAAGGATTTTAAGTTTGTGAAGGCAATAGTAAGCGATATTCGCCTCCATATCGCCTTCACTTATTAGTTTTTTACTTCATCTACCCGTTCCTCAAACGTTGTATCAAAGCCGTTTGTTTCCTGTACCTTCAGCAGATACTCAGCGAATTCGCCAGGCGTTAACATAACCTTTAGCAGTGCATCAGCACCCATAACGCCGTAAGAATCCTGCAGCTCCTTGTCATCGAGGTTTGGGTATACAGTACACTTTGCAGCCAATTTCACAAGATAGGCACCTTGATCAATCTCTTGCGTCTGCATATTGCGTTTCCCTGGTATGGACACACGCTTCGTGCAAGCTCTTCTTAATGCTTCGTCCTCCCCTGAAGTAATGCAGCCAATCTCCCATTCTATAGGCTTGTTTTTATCATCAAGGAATCGTTTTGATGCGACAAATTTCACGTTTTCCACTTTTAGCGCATTTTGTGCTAAAAAACCCGATAAGTTACCCATAAATTACCTCTTCCTTATTGCATCCCTGCAAGCATTGAGAATTTTTCCGGTATCTCGAAATCTTCAAACGTGAAATCGATGTTCTCGTCAAGATATTCCGCATCGGCATCAAAGCGTGTAAGCAGACCGCCATCCAAGTTACAGCCTTTGAGTATAACCGTTTGCCGGCCAACACTTGCAGTCGGGTCTTGATTTGTCACTTGGATGTCAAAATAGACATCTTCACCGGTGTTTTTATACTTTAGCAGCAATTCTCTGAAAACTGAGGTGTTATAGTGAAATGTCGCATTGCCCGACCCGCTCCATCCTGTAGATTTGTTACCCTTGCCAGTTTTTCCGAGAATAGGAACTTCTGTTTTGTTTTTTTCGATACTGGCTTCCAGATTTATCGCTTGCATAAAGTTATATCTATTGCCATTGATGGTTACAAAACACTCGCATAAAGAGCCGCTTACGGCATCTTTTGCATTCATTATGTTACTCATTTACTACACTCTCCTTCCTAGTTTACGACTACTGTCATATAGAGCTTCTCCATTGCGTTTACAGGTGTCACAACGTCATTCACCACGACTGCATTTTTTGCCGTCCCTTGCTCAACGGTAAGCTGCTCAGGATCGAAGTTTTCAATTGCCCTGATTGTCTGCATCTGCTGATGATGTGACACGATATCATTCCACAGACTGATTCGCCCTGCAGCATCGTTAGGAACGTTGCCTAGATACTTAGTGTTGAAAAGTGCCGCAATGTCGTTAGCTATCTGGTCAATGACTCTAATCGTTTGGTTACTGCTGAAATCGCTTGATTTCTCATCAGTGACAGTGACAAATGTATTGATATCGGTAAGCACGCGGACATTGTCGCCAACCCTGTGGAACATAAATCTGCCCGCCAAAATACCCGCTTCAAGTTCAGATTGCTTGTAATTTGTATTTATCGTGAATTCACCGTTATACAATCTGTTTGTTAAGCTGCGATTGACAGCACATCCGGCCTGAGCTCCTGTGACCCAGAAGACAAGTGACGATGCAAGCGCTCCGACATCTGTTACAGTGTTCTCAATCGAGATCACCCCTTCGTAATCCACTAAGCTTCTGTAAACGACTGTCTGAAACTTCACACCGACAGTATCTCTTAACCGTCTGGTAAACTGCACATGCAAATCGATTATAGGAGCGGATGTAGCCAAGCATCCTAAGGTGTTGAAGCTATACGATTCAAAGGCATCAAGTGCAGCCTGGTACTGTGTTCCGGTGATTGCGACTCCATTGCTGCCACCTGTTAAAGGCAGCCCGGCAGTAGCGGTTAGTATTACGTTGGTTTTCCAGATAACCCAATCCGTATCAAGTAGATTATCTGTATTCGGTAGTACCGTTTGTCTGTCGACTAGCTGCGTGCCTAAGAAAGTCGAAACATCCATCTGTGCCGGTTGATCGACATTGGCCGCAACCACCGTCCTTAAGTCATTGCCTCTTATGCCTCTGTGCCGTGCTGTTGCAAATGTGTTTTGTGCTGTAACACCGGCATTCATAAGCTTGTAGAAATGGCCAATTCTGATGTGCTTAAACAGATCCCTTAAACCCTTAAGCTTGTCATGGTCAAACGAGTAGCCGAAGAATTTAAGCGATTCTTTTTGAAAATCCTCTGCTGTTACTGTGAATACTGCGTCATCGGTTCCCCAATCAAGTTCTAACGCAAGTGCCGCTATACCTCTATCCGACAGTGTAGCTGAGGCTCTTGCAGCGCTGATAAAATTGATATACGCCCCGGGCAGTATCTTGTTTTGCACTAAAAAAGTGCCGCCTCCAAGTGCCATTTAGTTCACCTTCTCTTTCATGAAATTTTCGATAAGCTCATCGACTTCATCAAACGTATAAAGCTGATCCTGCTTTAAAACGACATTCACAACGTCTTGCTTGTGCTTATATCGCTTTGCCGCCACAAGCTGAGCTTTATCAAATCTAAGCGGTTCTGTTTCCATTATTTTTTCTTTCGTTGCCATATGATCACCCTTTCACATTGCTTTTAATCGTCAACGTACCCATGTCATCTGCAGGGATGACATGCTTTAGCACAAATAAGTTATAATCAACGAAGAACTGTAGCACATCGTCATTTATAGAATAATGCATCCTTGTACCACGTACCGGATCACCGTTTAAGGTTATATATTCCAATGCATCAAATAAGCGGATAGCCATGCTATGCATCTCTATATTTGGGTTTAAGCTTGCCGGGAAGTAGTTAATGACAAATGGATTCAGCGACCGAAACCTATTCCCTATAATTTGGCTTTGTGAAGGATTCAAAGCAGAAATGAAAAAGCAAGGTTCTTGAAGTCCTTGCGTTACATTTTCGCTGTAAATTCTGAATCCATCGCCAAACGTGTAGTTTAGTTTTAGCGATATACCGTCAATCAACTCATTTACCATTGATGCACTCCCCCAGAAATTTCGTAAGCTTTTTTTCAAGGATTGAATCGACTTGCCCTTCAAGTTCTTTTTCTGAAATAGTTAGCATGAATCGTCCCGATATCCATCTTTTATGATCCCGTGTCCTATGTCCGAATTCCACGAACGAGGCATACCTAACAGGATTGATTATTTCCACCTGATATACATCGCCTGTTTTGGTTATTTCAAAATCTTGTGCAAAAGTTAGAGCTTCATTATTTGACAGTCGTTTCTTGCCTGTGCCGCCTATTGCTTCTTGCTCAGTTTTTGCAGTCCATCCACGTCTTAGAGTGCCGCCTTTCATGCCGCTTGCAGCTGGATACTCACCGACCGGCGTTCTTCTGATAACTTTCGCAAGCAACCTGGCCGCAAGCTCCTTAGCACATGCCCGGCAGAACTCTTCAGCATCTCTTCGCTGGAGCTGCTCCATGCGTTTTTGTAGCCTCAGCAGTTGTTTAAAATCGACATCGCCCCATCTCATCACGCCCACCCCTTAAACAGCTCAAGCATTATCTCCTGATGATTGGAATATATAGCAGGCTCGCCGCTTCGTTCGTAGTCAACCGTTTTACCGTTCTGTGTTATTATGAGCTTCGAGCCTGCCGGGATAGTTATTGCATTCGTGATAAAAAGCCTCGCCACTTGCGTGACTTCAAAAGCGATATTGTCGTCTGTTGTCTGCTTAATCGTTCTGAATGACAGTCTGCACGGCTGATTCACGAAGATTGGAACCTCATCAAACTCAATACGCTTGCTTAATGGATTTTGTCGCTCCTGCCTGACTATGACGGAACATCTTCCAATCCACATAGATTCAAGAGCTTGTTTATGATTTACCATTTGAACCGCCTATACGAAGCGAAAGCGCTTTTGCCGCTATTCATCATGTGGTCAAGCAGTGCATCAAACCTCTGTTCCGGCGTCAGGCTTCCGGCCCCGAAGGCATATGTCACGCTAGTATCGCCTTCTTCGATTTGTTTTATTGCGGCATCGAAATTGAATTCTCTGAGCTGGCCTGTATCTTTTTTGCTAGACAAGAATTCACCGACAACCATATCGACCGCAATATTGTTTAGCGCATCTGGTATACTACTGAGATTACACTCGCTTTTGATGTGATTTGATACTTTCTGCACAAAAAAGGCGATCATCCATGTATCGGCTTCGACCACGTTGTAGCCTAAAGAAGATAATCTTGTCGTTATGTCGTCAAGCATCATCGCCATCACTTCCCTTTGCGTAAGGATTTCTTTTCGGGATCTGCTGTTTCGATATCAGCTGGTACCGTTTCCTCAACGATATAACCGTTCTCCTTAAACCACTCAATCAAATAAGGATTGTCAGTCTCGCCAACACCGTCAACAAACTCTACTGAAGCGGATATGCCGGTATATTGCCCGTTTTGACAAAGTATTTTAGCCATTTATATCACCATCCTTTAGGAATAAGAAGGTCAGTGTGACCTGACCTCCTATCGAACCTTAATTCTGCGCATTACACCTGCTGCTTTCGTAGCCTTTAGAGCTACTGCGGCAACCATCTCCACCTCGCCATGCTTAACAGCTCCAGCGCTTCTAAAGTCCGGCAACCATGTCCTTGCAGGTGATGCACCGGCTAAGCTCACACCGTGGAAGCCATCAAGCGCTAAGCGGGCCGCATAAAGCGATGTCTCGCCTGTTACACCATTAGTCTCTACAACCGGCAAAGTCGATCCCACTCTGTCGCCAAAGTCCACCAACGGAATTTCATTGTACATCTCAATCGGCTGTCCGAAATTGTTACGTGTTACTGTATGAGCTATCGCTCTGCGAGCAGCTGCACGTATACACGCCATAAGTCTGGTATTGCCGCCGATAAAGCTAGGTCTGCCGTCTAAGCCTGTTAAGAATTCATCGAGTATATCCAAAAAGGCTTTATAGTTATTGTCTATTGCGGCCGATGTTGACAAGTCGACCGCCGCTGTGGGAATAAACTCAGTCGATGTGCCTGTTACTGCTTTGTTTAGTCCGTCAAATGCGTTAGCATTTACCGCAACGTCCCCATTGATGACAGTCTCATTAAAGAGTGCAGAAGCTGCCTTGGTCTTTTGCTGGATCTGCAAGGCCACTTCATCAATCAGACCGTTCATTCCTGCAATGATTCTATCGATGTCAAAGGATCCGCCGAACACCTTCAAATCAACGGTAAAGCGCTGCTTTGTGACGTGCTGAGGTGTATACTCTGTATTTACAGCCCTGAATGCTGCCGAAGCTTGTGTAATCAACCTGCTGTATCCATACGTCAGGGTTGTTCCACCGCCAGCAGGGGAAACTGCGTCATCGAAAGTCAGATTATTGAATAAAAAGTTCGACTTCGCAAACTCATCAATTACCCCTCTTTGTATGTCGTCCTGAGTATTTAATCTTGCCTGTGCTAAAGTTATAGCCATCTTTTATTACCCCTTTCATGTTTTCGCATAATATGCCTTGAGTGATTCTGCTAAGGTTTTCGACTGCTCCGCTCCCGGTGTACCATCCTTCTTCTCTCCCGGGACAAAGCCCTGCATCGAGGTACTCTGCGATTCACCAAACAAAAACTTCGAATCATCGCCCTTCATTAGGCCTTCAAGCTGTTCGTTAAGCCCTTTCATCGTCTCGCCTTCAAGCTGGATCTTGTCCATCTCCAACAAAGCTTTAACGGCTTTGATGTTTTTAGCTTTAGCGTTCAGCAGTGCCATGTCTACGTTTCGTTCGATTTGCATCTTTCGCATGTCTGCATCGAATTTTTCTTTGGCGGTTTTGTTCTCCCCTTGTAGCTTTTCAATTTGTGCTTGCAACCCAGCGGCATCAACTTTTTTCAGAGCTTCAAGCTGTGTATCTCTGTCTTTTTCGACTTGCTTTTTTGCTTCGTTTACCTCATCGAAACGTGCTTTAGGGATATAGCCTTTAAGCTCCTCTGCCGAGGCCTCGGCAGCCTTTGTCGCCTGCTCGTCTGTGAATCCAAGCTTTAAAAAATCCTCTTTTTTCATGTGTTTACATCCTTTCAATACATTTTTTATCCCGGTTCAGTCCGGTATCATTTTCTTTTGGTTTAACGTCTTAAATGCCAAACAGACGGCAATAAAAAAGCACCCGTTTGTTAAGTGCTTTATTTTCTTGATGATATTGTCAGCTATCTACGACTCTACTACATGCTTGCTATACCACTCTTTATACGTCATGTTGCTCGGCACATAATACGTCTTGCCATCCTTGCCTCGTGCCGCTCGCTCCCCATAGTTATCGTCAAAAAACGGAATTGTCGTACTCCGGCACCAAGGATGCAGAGGCGGCGCTGTAACACCGACTTCATAATGTGTCATCTCAAGCACCTTGCCGTCAAACTCCTGGCATATTTCCGATGTGTGCATATCGAGTGTGGCCAGAAACTCAAACCGTTCTACATCAAGCTCTCTGAAAGCATCCTGTTGTGCCCTGGATGCAAAAGCGGCAGACTCAGTCATCACTAATCGTCCGGCTCTGTTTTTGCTCATTCGGAATTCGTTTGCTATGCTTTTAATCGCTCTATCAGGCGAATCACCTCTTATAGCAGCTTGCGATAGATGAGTTTGCAATGAGCCGATAAGTCGCTGCTGGTCAGTCCATATTCGCTGGCTGAATGTGCGTCCATCCGGGACCCAAGGCCGTGATAGAATCCGATCCAGCTGATTACTGTTTATGCTATTCAAGTTCCAACCGACCTTGAAGCCCCTTTGCACCTCCCAGCATGTTCGGTAAAAGCCATCGGAGTATATTTGTCTTAGTAGTTTATCAACTCCGTCTAATTGATTCCCAAATAGCACCTCGACTTGCTGTTGCAGCTGTAATTGAATCGATTCAAGCCTTGATATGTTTACCCTTGCCGCTGCATTTTCAAGCTCTCTGAGCCAAGCCTTGTTCGTCACGCTCTCTTCTGCGTGCTTGATGTAGTCATAAACATCCCACTTGAATTCACGCAGTTCTCTAGTCGTTAGCAATCGCCTGGCTTCAGTCATTGTGATTTTATTATTAGTCGCAAATCGCCTGTACCAATTAGCCAGTTCTTTTTCTATGTTCTTTGAGGCTATCCGGTATTGACGTTCAAGCGTCTCGAGATACTCTTGCCCTTTTTTTATCTGAGCTGTCTCAAGGATCTCCATGCGCCGCTTCCAGTAGTCTCTATTTGTCATCTGCTATTGCCGCCTTTCTCAAGCTCACACAAAAACGCAACATTACAGGCCAAATGAGATAAATGCGGTAATCCGCTTTCGGTGTCAATGCCTTCGGGATCCTTCAGGTAAGCAAGCAGATGTCGAAATGCTGCATCCCGGTATCGCTCGACTTCAACTTCTCGCCAATTCTCCGGATCTCCGTACTTGGCATTGCCATATTCACGGATTTTTGCAATCTCAAAGATAATCTGTTGCGGCACAAGTGTTAACCGAGGCTTTCCTGCGTCAGTTTTCGCCCGTTGATTGGCTATCATGGGTTTCTCTCCTGCATCATCCGTTATTCTTCGCCGCTTTTTGCTTGAAACATACCTGCGTATTCGTCTGGTGTTTCCTGTCGTTGCTGCTTGAGCCGCTCAGTTTCAATATTGACATCAGTTACCCAGGGATGATTCGCCAGTAGCGTTTCTTCCGACACTATCCCGGATGACTTAGCGATACTCTCGATTATTGCCGATTCGTTTATGAGCACAGAACGGTTGAACTTTATCTCTATCTTCTCTTCGCTAAAGTCTCCATGACCGCTATTAGCCAGGTGAACATTTATAAACCACATCAATTCTTCAAA